TATGAGTTTTGCCAACAAAATCACTTGCAAGGCAGGCCAGGATCTTCGATATTAACCATCGGCCTGTATTATGGAAAGGAATTGATGTCAGTGATGACATTTTCCAAGCCTCATAGGCAAAACATGAGCACCACTCCCCATCTATCAAGATACGCGATCAGACCCGGATATAGGATTCATGGCGGTCTGTCCAAGATGTCCCGGTACGCTTACTCTCAAATTGGTGAATTTGTAACTTTTGTCCATTTCCGCCTGAGCGACGGAAGGTCTTACGAAAAAGCCGGCTATCTTAAATTAGCACGAACTAAGCCCGACTATTGGTACTGGGATATAAATGCAAATAAGACTGTAACGAAGCAGGCCAGAAAGAAAGGCAGCGTACAAACTCCGAGCGACATGACTGAAAGAGAGCACGCCGAAAATGACGGATTAACCAGAATATGGGATTGCGGGAAGATTAAATTACTTTACAGAATTTAAGACAAAGTTTTTTTCAACTCTTCAATTTCTTTCAAAATCTCTTCGAGCCGCTTTTCTTGCGTTTTGATATTGTCTTTAACGCGAATAATCTCTTCTTCGCGCTCCATCACTTTCAACTCCAGCTCAAATTTTGCAGCGTCCACCCTGCGATATTCAGCCTCTTTTCTTTTTATATCTAGCAAACTAGCCATTAACCAATCTCCAATCCCGACATGCGCGTGTAAAAATCGCCAACATATGGCCTAAAATGAGTCACTTTTACTTTTATCACAGTTCCTGATGCCACGGCAAGACCGCCTCCGCCTGACACGGAAAAATCCCACATCCCGTTCAAACCCGGCCCATTCCACCACGTTAAATGTTGTGCTTGCACAGTCGCGCCGAAATAGAGCTTATACTGCCCAATGTTCGTGCCGCCGAATTCAAACCTCAGAACGTGAATGATGGGGGAAACTGGAACTACATAAGTAAAAATATCAGTTGTAACGGATGTTGCGACCGAGGAAACTTCATTGTAGAGAGTGAAAGACGAGTCATTGGCAGATGTGTTGCCAGGAATCTGTATTACGCCGCCGCTTCCGCCACCTCCTCCTGAGGTGGAGACTTTAGGACTCCATCCTGGCATGTGCTTATTTTCCTATAATATTAAGGCCTAGCCCCACCATGCCAGCTTAATCTTGCCTGCAGTGGGTGCAATGCCGCTCGTAGAATAAACAAACACCTTTGCTCCTGGGTCTATTTCCAACCCTGGAGAGGCGACGAGATCATAATTGATAACCTGATCTGGAGCAACTTCGATCCAAAGCAACCTATTTGCCGTGACAGTGGAGTCGGCCTCTGGATGGACAAGCAAAACCGTAACCTCTTTGTCCAGCCTATTATCTAAAAACATCATTCTAGCCCCAGTAGGCGCAACCACGGCTAGCATGGCAGCAGATGCCGGGTTTAGCGCCGTTGCCAAATCAGCGGCTAAGAGATATTTATAGTTGTGCCTAAGGGCGCTCTTTCCGGTAAAAATACTAGACATGTCAATTCCTTATATTAACGATTCAGGGCTTTCCATAAGCTGGAAACGCTGAAGTGATGACCGCATTTTTGACACACATTTGGCAAACTGCTGGCAGATTTAAAAAATCGAACACCGGTATGACATTTTTCGCACTTCATGTCAGTGAATGCTCCAAAATAATCGCCCAAGGACTTCTTCAGCTTCTCTACCTTAATGTGCAGCGATGTCATTGTCAATTCATTGAAGCTCGAGGATTTTTGGGAATTAGCCAATGCCTGAAAATATCGACTGGGGGCTTTCATTGTCATGTCTGATTTTGTCAAATCATTCTGCATTCTTAGAAAGCATTTGGGATTGCACGGCTTAGTAGTAAATGCCACGGATGTTCCAAGCGTGCGCGCCAAGATCTTGCCAGTCTCTTTATCTTCAGTGACCTGACCGTCCCTAGTTCTGCGCTCAATTATACCGCCGTCAATCGAAAAACCAAGCTCCAAGGGAATGTCGGGGCGTGATGCAAAACGAATCAAGGCCGAGGCAGACTCGGCATTCGGATGCTGTTCATCATCAGCCAACTCGCCTTCGATATACAAAAACGGAACCTTCGTGGCAGCCCAGCATCGCTTTTGGCGGTCGTCCTCACACTCATGCTCGGCGTGAATTTTCTTTGCCTTGCTGACAACCCCGATTTGACGAAAGGCCGAGTCGTCGCCGTGCTCATCCCGAATCGTCCTGAGCTTGGAAATGTCCAGGCCGTCCAGTAAGATGGTTTCTCCAACGTTATCTGGGCATTGTGCAACGCCAATGCCGTACAACTTTAAACCCATTTTCTCTACCCGGTAACTAATTAATATCGCACAAAATATGTGATATGATTACATTTTACCACCAAAAAGTACTAAAAACAACTTCTTGATGGAGCTAGGCAGTTAGGTACTATAATAATTAAGTTAATTACTATTGTTATTGATCTTTTTTAGGCACTATGGATAGGCGTGGCCTGGCTTCCGGCTCTGTCGGAGAACCGGTTAGTTCTCGAATGATTTTCATCACGGATTGAAGAAAATCGTCATACTCGCGTATCGCATTGTCAAAAATCTCATCGCCAAGAATAGTTTTAATTTTTTTAAGAATAGAATTGTAATAAGCAGCTTCTTGACACATCATAGAGAGAAGCTGAGCCTCAAGATTCGACAAATCGGCATGACGATCCGCCAACTCCTTGAGTAACGAGTCTGTCGTAACTACAACCTCTTTGCCAGAAGATAGAACAATCCACTCATCCTCTTTGTCCGCCTTCCACGAAATCTGGATTTTTTCCTGCGTATACAAAGTATTTACTTCCAAAATAATCACAGACTCTATCGAGTAACTTTTAATAAAACGTAAATATTCTTGAATCTTACTGGCCATGTTAAGCTTCCTTTCCAGACATCGAGCACCAATATGAGTGAGTGCTGAATCCTGTCTTTAGACTTCCGCAGTCACACACATTAACGATATGCACCCGATCCCATTCATTGGCGATAATAATCTTGTTGGCCTGTTCTTGAGAAAATGGAAGATATCGACTCATTCGCGGAGAAGATTGAAAAAAATTAATAGTATTAATTGAACAAATCCCAGAACCATTCCACCACCCAACCACCCTGTCGCTTCCACTAATAGAGGAGGTTGGCACAAGCTCGCTATTTATGCCAAGAACGATGTACTTGCCATATTCAAGCTTACTAATCATTCCCCCAAGCCTCCTTCCTGTCTACCTTCCTTCATTCTCTTCCCAAACACCACAAATGCAAATATTGTCAATTACATTGCTGTGATGAAACCCCTCAGCATGACACCTATCCTCGCAAAGAGAATCTGTCATAGGAGGATTCAAATGCCTACGAAGCAAAAATGTCAATATTACAGCAGCACTTACCAAAACCAAGGCACCGACAGCCAATTTAACACTTTTAGTCATACAAATTCTCCTTTTACAATTCCACACCATCTCGATTCACATCAGTCACATGAAGTGTATCGACGTATGCATCAAAAACTTGAGTCAACCCAAGAAGCGTTTGATAATATGAGGAAATTCTAACATCTCCAGTATCAGTTTCTATGAAACCATCTGATTTTCTAACAAATTCAGCAAAGTGCCGAAAAACGCTGGAAAGTGCAGGGTCCGCAGCTCTCTTACGTGAGTCGCGCCGAGCAGACAAAATATCAATAGCGTGCGTTCCTTCTGACATTCTAGGCCTCCAAAAATTCTTCAACACGGGCTAGTTTGATTTTCTGCTCTTGAACAAAAATATTAAACAAGCTACTCTTCGACCAGGCATATTCCCACTCAGTCTTTTCTACCAATTGCTTAACTAAATCCTTAACACGAGTTAAGGTGCGAGCCTCGACTTCGACAAACACGTTATTAGCCTTGTCGCCATCAACCGCATAAACCGAAATCGTAGTGTCTTCGTTTTCTAAAAAATACACATTGTATTTCTTTTTCACCTTTGTCGGGGCTTCCGGAAAGATACCCGATAGGACGGAGTGCGCTTGCTTAAAACTATCAACGCTCAGATCAACTTCAACCCGGTCTACGTTGTCTCCGCGATCGGTAGACTTCATAGTGACACATGCGCCCGATCTATTCCTTCGTAAACGAACAAAATCAGCCATAGCATGCTCGCTTGTTTTCCAATACAGATCAAAAGAGTTGCCAGAAATCTCTTCATACTCAGGGAATATTTCAGCAACAAACTTCCTGATATGACGATTAACAGAGCCGTACAAGCAGTCGTGAGAGGTGACCAAAAGCTTAATCTCAACCTCGCGATCTTTATATCCCACTGCCCTGACCCTCCTCAAGATATTTGTGAATGAAATTATTCGTGTAAATTGGAACTTGCAAAGCCATCCAAAATAAAGCGCCAGCCAGCACAAGAATGGCTATAAAATTCATAAAACCAATCGCCGACTCAAGTTCTAAGTATTTATCTTCAATATCAGTATCAAATTTAGGATTTTGGTTATCGGTCATAGCATTGCCTCCTTGAGCAATACCTAAACCTTAAACTCATCGAATGGGAAAAGTCAAACGGAAAATAACGAAGGAGAAGAAAAACCAACAATCTGGTTGTTGGAAGCCAGCTCAACGAGCAAGGAGGATAATTTTTTAATTCTTTTCTTGTCAGCGGCTTCATTGCCAACCGACTCGATATGAATGGTCAGGCGCGGACAATCATGACCTTCTATGCGCATAATGCCATTTTTGGAAACGGTCATGGCACCATCTTTAGAAATCATTCCGCTAAGAACCAAAGGAAGATCTCGATAGTAAACAGCCACATTGCAAATTCTGGAATTACTCATAATTTGCCTCCACGCTACTAGTATCGGCTAATTCTTCATCACAATCAAGCCAAGTCTAAGCTTTTCTTTGAGCTTGTCGCTAAAATCATTAAAAAACGGCTCATAATTCACTAAAAAAAGCAAAACTGCATCCGCAATATCCCTGCGTTCTGATTTGTTTTTTTGATAAAACTCCTCACTGTACTCGACAATTCTCTTAACCAGCAAACTCTCGGCTCGGCGTTCAAAAGACTGTAGCTCACTCCACGATGGCTTGCCACGCATAAATGATCTCAATTCACCGTCAGCATAGGGCGCCAAGATCTCGCAAAGGTATGAATGAATGGGGCCGGTTCTGGGGACTGAGATGTTAGCGAAATTCCAGGGGAAGCGATGTACGTTTTTAAACAAAAGTTGAATTTCGTAAGAAGTTATAATCATAATGCCATTTTACACCAATTTGACTCTTGAATACAACCTATAGGATATAGGGGGAATTTTTCATTAGCAGCAATGCTAGAAAAGGTTTGACTGTTTTCTGCGCAAGAGCTAGAGTGAATTGATACTTTTCAGGAAACTTTCATGGGACGTTTAAAATTTCAAAAAATTCCAGGTCTTATCGGCACTGCACACGAAAATCCGTTGCTAATATCGATAGATGTAAATCAATCTTCACCTACAGCACTCAATTATATTAGAGAAAATCTAAAAGCCACAAATAAATCAGTTGGTTATCAGATCAAACAATGTGTAGATCAAATTGAAGCCTGGAAACAGTTTAAGACCACTAATCCTAAAAAATCTGCAATGATGCTGAGCATGTACACCAAGCGTCTTGGCGAGCTTAGAGAAGATCTAACTACTGAATATTTTTCGGAAACTGATCAAGGAATGGAAGTGCCTATTGGTTTTTGGTATTTATTCGACATTCTGTCTCCAGAATTATACATGAATCGTGAGATTAGCCCAGTTTTACTCCCTGAATTGCGTGACTACCAATCTCATGGAGTAACAGAATTGCTGAAGTATAAACGCAGCACTGTCGTCATGGCTACTGGCTTGGGCAAAAGCTTACTGATTAAGAGTGTGTGCGCTTCTGCAGTTGCATCCGGGAAGCGCGTATGTGTGGTTGTTCCAACCGAGTATTTAGTCAAACAGGTTGTCGATTGTGTGAAACCTGCCGTTTCACTCACTTGTGGGGTCAGCTCTAAACGCAAAATGATTCCTGGCTCAATGGTTATGGTTGCCACAGTTGGCTCTTCTATGAATTGCGTCAATATCGCAGATGTAATTATTTTTGATGAATGCCATCACATGTCAGCAAAAACATGGGTAGATGTTTGCTTGGCAGCTAAGGCTGAATATATGTACAACTTGACCGCAACACCATTTCGCTCAGACGGTTTAGATCTCGGCATTCATGCTTTTGGGGGTCCTGTAGTTTTTGAGCGTGACACGAAATGGGGAATTGAGAATGGCTGGTTGGCTAAGCCAAGATTTTATTGCATTAATTATCTTTTTAAGGATTCTTTTGGTGTACCCATTCAGCTACATGACAAGACGCACAAGGCTCGAGCATATAACGACTTGGTGTGCCGTAAAGAATTCTTGTTGTACCTGAAGCAAAGAGTGGTAGGTGCAATTAACGAGGGTCATAAATGTATAGTTTTATTTAAAACAGTTCGAGCTGGGCTTATGTTTAAAAAAGTGTGTGACGGAGAGTTGAATTTTAATGTTGCTTCAGGAGATTTCAAAAAACCGATTGAAGACTTTGGGCAAGGCTTATGCCCAGTACTGGTCAGCAATGACCGACTGTTGTCGGAAGGGGTTGATATTCCGAATGCTTCGGTATTATTTAATGTTCTGCAAAATAAATCGGATGTTACAACCTATCAGGCTATGGGGCGCGTGCTTCGAAAGAAAGAGCCAAATGAGTGTATTATCGTTGATATAGCCCTAAATGCCTATAGATCTTTTGAGAAATCGGCACACGACCGGCATGATGTGTATGAAACACTTGGTCAGATTATTAAAAAGACTATTTAAAATAAGGAGTTGTGTATGAGTCATGCATCTAGTGAATGGGAACTGCTTAAAATCGCTGAGGATATTGAGCAAGGTGACAAGGTTTTGGTTGAAAGTGATGACGGAGAGCCTTCTGAATCCATGATATTTATGAAAGATTCTGGCAAAATCATTGTTTTGAGAGACAAAAGTGGCGAAATTCATAAATTTAGCTCAAGCACTTTAGAATCTGTCGAAAACAACCGATATATCTCAAGGAAGGCGGAAGATGGGGAATAAGACTTCAGGAGGAGTTCATGCTAAAAGTCGGCGATATAGTACAGAAGGAAAGTGGCCAGAAGGCTGTTATTACGGCGATAGGAGACAGGGATGAGTTTGCCTATCGCGTCTCAACTCCTTTTGCTACCTTTATCCAAGATCATTGGTATGATTCTAACGGTCATTGTATTTTTGCACCATCTATAAGCACAGATCATGTGATTGGTCACACCGATAATATAGGAGCATGGTTACACAGTCAGCTTTTTCGGAAAAGTATGGACGCCCTGTTAGATTTTTATGATCGCATCAAAAACGAACCTGGCTCTGTACCGCTATCAATCGTATCTCCGCCATCTTGCAATCACGAGTTCGTGAATGTTAGTTTTAATTTTGTCAAAATGGCATGCAAGCATTGCGGAACAGAGATATCCCAAGAGCAGGGGGTTTAATATGTTGTATTTTTTTACTTAAGGCTACGGCTTGGTATCTTGCTTAGTTTAGAAGAATTCTCTGGCGAGAGTTATAGGAGCAAGCACTATGTATAAAAATCCAGTACTTAAATTTAAGCCAGTTGATTTTTTAGAAAAGGCAGCATTGGACTCTATCTCCGTATGTGTTCTGAACGCGTCTGAATTTAAGTTGTACGCAAGTGAAGTTCTATCTGACGGCTTTCTTGTCACTGTCGGCCCAATATCACAGCTTCCAGACGGTAAAACTAGATATTATGACAGATCGAGCTGCCACAAGGTTACGATTTCCAGAAAACAGCTTGCAACGCTTTTAAACAATTTTGAACACAAAACAGGAAGATGTTCGGTATGTCAGGGTAATGGAGTAGTGTTCAAGTCATGGAATACCCACGAGGGGAGCACGTACATTGACTGCGATCGGTGCGCTGGGTCCGGAGTGTCTCATGCCTAAGATTCGCAGACTGGGAGATATCTTATTAGAAATAGAACCATTACTACTTGAAATGGCGGATCATGAACTGCAACATGGTGATATTCTTAATTTAATTAATGGTTATTTAGAAGTTCATTGCCCGGATTCCAAGGAAGTTTACATTGATGGCACAAAGCCTGTTTTCTATTATGGGCCGACAAAGGAAGAGCCGAATGGACACCAAAGAAGTCACAGAAAAATTAAAAAACGCTCATGATCCAAAAGAGTGGGCTGTTTTTCAAGAGCTTAAGATCGGTGCTGGCTTGGACAAGAGTGTGATGCAGCGTTTTGATTTGTGGGTTGTAAATTATTATAGATCCAAGCGTTACATGACCAGGTGTTATGAGGTGAAGGTTTCTCGATCCGACTTTTTGAAAGAAATTAATACACCCCTCAAGAGACGGGCCGGGCTCAGATTGAGCAATGAGTTCTACTTCGTCACACCAAAAGGTTTGCTCGATATTATGGAAATTCCGGTAGAGTGCGGCTTGTTAGAGGTGGGCGATGACGGATCTATAGAACAAACTGTGCCAGCTCCTTTCAGGGATATTATGCCTCTGCCGAACTCACTGGTTGCGGCCATATCTCGTCGCGCTGACAAGGATCGTCTTAAGGATTGGACATTGAATCATGCTACTCCAAAAAAAATTAACAAAGCGGCCATGGCAGTGCTGAGCCACCACATCGACAAATGGAAGAATTATAGTCATGGAAACAAGGAAGTACCAGATCAGATTGCGAATGCACTTAGGGATGTGTATTATGATATTGTAGAGGCGTTGAATTCTGATAAAGTGGACATATGAGCGAAAGGACGATGGGCGTGTCAAACAAACTTGTTTATCTGGCAGGACCAATTACTGGATTGACGTACGAGGGCGCTACCAACTGGCGTCAATACGCTATTAAAAAATTGAAGCCAATTTTTGGACTGTCGCCAATGCGTGGCAAGGACTACCTGTTGGAAGAGAGATCCATCAGCGCCACTGGTTATGATCAAACCCTCTCTAGGGATCAGGCCATTATTGCTAGAGACAGGTTTGATTGCCAAAGAGCTGATTTAATTATCGTAAATTTACTTGGAGCTACCAGGGTATCCATTGGAACTATGGTTGAGCTTGGATGGGCAGACGCAGCGCGAGTTCCTGTTGTATTAATCATGGAAAAAGGGAACGTGCACGATCACACCTTTGTGAATCAATTAGCTGGATTTAGAGCAGAAAGTTTGGATGAAGCGATTGATCTAGCTAAGATTATTTTAATTGAAGAAACTGGAGGCCAATAACATGACGATTTTGGCAAAGTTAGCGTTTGTTTATGGGACGATTATTGCAGTAACATCCATAGCTTATGGAGAGCAATCAAAAGTAGATGAGTCCTACTCTGAAACTTTGTATAGAGAAAATAGCAAAACGATATTTTTATACACGTGTGAAAAAACTGCAGATTGCCTGGGAGCCAAAGCCGGATGGTCTTTTTTTGAAGAAGCTCGCGGCAACGGCAAGTATTCATGCAACCTTTACGGTTACAGACGCAGCATCACTATACAGAAATATGAAGAGTTGCTTAACTTATTGGTTTTGTGCAGAACGAGTCATATTAAATTGATGAGGGCGTCTCCATGAGCTTGCTAACTTACGGAACCGCTGTTTGCATAATATGGGGAGGGTCGCACTTGTCTGCAAAAGAACAAATGATAAAAAAGAGGATGGAATTTTTCCAATGCGGCAAGTATGGCAATGTAACGGATCTGGTCATGGTCTTTCCAAGTATTACTAGATATTCAGTTTCCGTTGGCTGTGGGAATAATGGAGAAATAACCTTTGATCTACCCGAGCGCTTTCTCAAAAGGATCAAAACAACTTGTGAAAATGGAGACTGATAACATGGCAACATTGAATAAGTTAATGGAAGGTAGGAAGCCGGGCGAGATTAAGGTATGCAAGGATTTATTCTATGCTAGTAGGTATTTTGTCCCTTACTTCCTGACCCGTGATGGTTTGTGGTACGGCATGGATAGCGAAGGTACGCCCGAGGCTCATCTCGGGCTAAATATGTCGAGTACTGCCGCCGGCTGGCACCTCTATACCGCGCCAAAACCAAAGGTTAAGCGGGCACTTCATGTAATAGTGCCGTTGGATGGCAAGAATCAACCTTGGTTGTATAGTAACTACTGTAAGGATGAAGATGAGGTGCAGGAACGCCTTAAGGTATCCCTCACCATGTTTAAGTTCATACGCCTTCCAGAAACAGAACGTGACTTTGACGAGTAGTAGGAGGTCAGGGAAATGGTTCTCAAACACGGACATTACTACAAGACCCGAAGCGGCGATGTAGTTGAGGTAAAGAAAGACCCTAATAATTCTCTTTTTTACTACCTAGACCTCACTGGCGAGCCCACGTGTGTTTCAGCCGACGGGCGTTATTATCTTAATGCCGATAGCAACTTTGATTTAATTGAGTATGTCCCTCCCCGCATCCAGCAGTTGCGTCAGTTAGCGTTCGCTTTCATAAGCTATCTAGGGAGGACCTATGACGGCCGATAATGCATTAACCGCCATGGGAGTTCTGTGGGTATTAGTTGCCTTAATGACGTTTCCCAGTCCTACCAATGGAAAGTACGAGTTTCTTGCTGTCTACCTCACTCGAATTGGAATCAGTAAGAGTAAACAACTCTTAAGCTATCTAGGGAGTGTGTTGTGATAGAAGCTATTTGTCTTTTACCGTGTCTGACAATTCTCGCTATATTTTTTATATGCATACTTGAACGTGAGGTTGGCGGCCACGGGCATCTGTCGTCCTTCTGCGTCGAGAAAGCCAAACAATTCATTAATTATATAGGGAGGGCATTGTGAGCGACTACAGACCAACAGCGGAAGACATAATAGCCACTTATATATTTCTCCCATTTGCATTAATTGAGGCGGCTTTTGGGGACAAGGAAACGCAACAAACGCTTCTACATCCTTTCAAAAAACCTATATCAAATATAAGACAATTATTTAACTACTTAGGGAGTCGAGTATGAACACCGAAACAATCATCGAAATCATCAAGGCAACTTCACACACAGTCGATTCACTTATCAGCCAAATAGCTTGGTTCTTTGCTATCCGAGCTGCGGCCCACTGGCTGTCCGTCAGCCTTCCGCTGATACTTATCGGCTCCGTCTTTTTCCGGCTAGCCAGTACCGAAAAGTCGTTAGGTAACATTCAGCGTGCGGGTGGATTCATTTTAGCCGCGTGGGTTATGGTTGGGGCTTCACTATTTACCGGCGTTAATGGTTTGGCTCCGCTCCTTCAAGCGGCAGTAAGTCCGAGCATTTTCGTAGCTACTGAAGCTAGTGATTTGTCGCATTTAGTTAGCTCGTTGAAGAAGGAGCAATAAAAATGAACGCGAGTAATTTCAAAAGTGAGTGGGGTAATCCAGATACACTCAATTTTGCAGTCCAAGCTGAAGAGTACGCCGGCGACCTTTTTTTAAGCATATGCAAGCCCCGAAGGGAAATGTGCGAAGAAGTCGTAGTTCATAGCGCAAACAGGGACAGCTTACGTCAGTACTTGTGGGACAGTTTGCGCGTAGTGGCCGCGAATCTCGGCTTTACGCTGCCTGAAGAACCTATCGAGCCTTGAAGAAGGGAAACTTAAGATGGGCATTATAAGAGACAGCATTAATCAGGCGCTTCAAGACGACCTAATGGAAAGAAATAAACAAGAAAAGTTAATTAGAGATTACGTATTCGAGAGCCAGAAAGAAATTGCAGATTGCTTATATAGAGCAGTACGTGATGGCCGTGATTATTATTTATTGCGCTGGTTTGGCGAGCGTGGACATTTCGAGCGATTTTGCCGCGATGCTGATATTTCTCCTAAAGATCCTAGCGTTACATGCCTGTTAATAGAAGAACTTATTACCTTACTTCGTGATACAGAAGGACTCAGAGTTGAAACCACTGTCTCTGGTTCAGCTGTATATTTCAATTGATAGGGGAAGAAAATGACAGACATTGCTTTAAAAATCATTAGTACTTTAGTTGTGGCACCAATAGGTGCTGTAGGAGCTGTCTTGGCTACGTGGGCTGCCACAGTTATCTTGATGTGGCCTGTATGGCTAGTTTTGTGGTGTAGCCGTAGGGACTAGTTGTGTATCTTACATGAAGGGATATATAGATGAAACGTCGAGAAGCATTCAAGCTTGGGTTTTACGGCGCTATTGGCTACGAGCTTGGGCGCGTTGCTTTACCAATAGCGGTAATTGTGGCGGCACTAGTAGCATATCACTTTTTTAAATAACGGGAGTAAGTATGTTTGGTTTTCTGCGCAGGAAAAGTAAATATAAGGTTCTTCGTATCAGTCAGCAGGGTGATCAAGGTTCGCCTAATTACTACTTTATATCAAAGAAGGCAACGGTGCAGGTTTTCCCCGCCGGCGATGGGGTTATGTGGGCAATAGTTAATGGGCCTAAGGAAGTCTTACGGTTTGATAAAGTGACCTGCATCACACTTCTTTAAGGAGTCGGTGAAATGAACGAAGATTCGCGAAAAATACTTACAGAATTAGATTTTCACTATTTGCGCATGGGCTTTTCCGAGGATGACGCAGTTAAATTAATAGCGGCAGTTAAAGAAAGCTTAGCTGAAAATACGCTGTTATGGCAAATAGCCCGCGCTGCAGACGACCTGGCCTTTACTGTAGAAGAGTGCAAAGAGTACCGCGAGGCCGCTTTTGCCCTACAAGACCTTGTAGCGCAAGCGCATGGATTTGACAAAACAACGGAGGAGAAGTAGATGCTAAAATTCGGAGATAAAGTTAGAGTCACGGCTGAGTTCATGAACGGCTGCCAGGGTACGGTTGTCGATAGCTTTGATATAAATGAAGAGCGTCTATACTTGATCCACTGGGATGATAAATTAGCCCGTCAATATCGCGCTAAAGTAAAATATCTGGAAGATGATCTAGAAAAGATATGCGAGACCAAAAAACATATCAGCTATATTCTGGATATAGGGATCATGATGCGTCAAGCCCAGCTCACAGATTCTTTTATTCTGGATGCCATCACTCTAGCTCATCAAGACCCGTCTATAAATGACTTGATGCAGCTTTGGGCTAATGAGGCTGAAGATGCTGAGCGCAAACATATAATTGCAGATATTAATAAACATATTCTAGACGATAAGAATTTGCCCTACCCAGAAACAGCAATCAAAACGGAATCGGCACACACACAGCAGGTATTTAATAATAGTTTTGAAGATGATGTTGATTCTATAATAGAAGAATTCGCTTGGCCTCGGCAAAAGGCCAATTTAGCCTTGGTTAAAATCCTCAAGCGCTTGATTACGGAAAGTCCCGATTTAAGATTTGGTCAGATTCTGTACGCTTTCAAGTTCGTGCAAAGCATGGGATCTGGTGCTTGGTTTGATGAGTACAACGCAGAATCACAAACTATCCTTGAGCGGGTTCTTAAGGAAGTTGATAAATTTAAAGAATAATGGAGAATTATATGGAGTTCCAGGCTTTCCCAAAAATCAAACAGATGCGCGAAATCAAGTGTCAAATCACTCAAAAATTGCACGGCACAAACGCTCAAGTGTGTATATACCGAGATGAAAATGGTAGCCTCAACCAGATTCGTGCGGGGTCCAGGACTCGATGGATCTTTCCGGGAGATGATAACTATGGTTTTGCCGCATTCATAGAAAGTAAAAAAGAAGAATTAATTGAAATACTTGGAGAGGGCACTCATTATGGTGAATGGGTTGGGCCGGGGATTAATTCGGGTGAAGGCTTGACTCAGAAAACTTTTGTTCTTTTCGATTGGTGGAGGTACAGAGACCCTGAAACTAAAGAAATTATTCGTGTTTTACCAGATCAGGTTACCGTTGTGCCGTTGTTATATGACGGCCCTTTTTATCCCGGAGTGGTGGAAGAAGTCATGAATAATCTAAAAACCGAAGGTAGCAAGTTAGTTCCAGGCTTCATGAGGCCAGAAGGGGTTGTGGTCAGGATCAATAACGCGATGTATAAGCAGGTCTTTCAGGCAGAAGAAACTCAATGGAGGCAAGGATCTAAACATAAGTCGGAAAAACTTCCAGATATTGACTACACATACCTGTGCCAGCCGCTTAGAATTGAAAAGTTATTATCCAAGGATGAGAGATATTTAAAAGAGTATCCACAATCTCTGCATTTGATCGTAAAAGATTATGTAAGAGATCTGGAGGAGGAGGGACAGATTGTTGGTGATGAAGACCAGAGGAGGGCTATTAAAAAGGGCGCCTCTAGCTTAATTTATAAGTTTGCAAAACATCATGCAGAATTGCTTGCAAATTCCGTTGGTCGGTAAAGAGCTTAGTCTCTTGAGATTGTTCCGTTACTTCCGATCCTAAAACCTCGAGGCACATAAACAAGTCTGCAGCGACAGTTTATGTGCGCTCCAGGGATTGTGAGCTTCCATTCCGACTTCTTTTTCCCATAATTAAATCCAGACGGCTTGAAATCAGACATATAATAAAATTTAAACTCACCAGATGGATGCTTCGAGGCTTTTTCGCAAAAATCGCAAGTCTTTTCATCTTCCATTGCAATCCACACCACTCGAACATCGTCATCTCCGCGCCCATGGATCTCGGCCAAGGCTTGATGAGTGGCGGTTGCGGCCGAAAGATTAATCTCAGACTCCACGGTGCGTCCCCAATTAATTAAATTCTTTCTATTAGCTACATCAAAGCTTTTGCCGACTGCCTTAAGTGACAGGACATTCGACAAACGCTCTGAAGCCGTCTCTACCGCAGATGCCGGATCAGAGCTGGGCACGGAATCTCTGGCATCCTTGTGAGCCTTTGAGATGTTGTCGAAATTTTTCTCATCAATTGTACGCTCCAAAGAATGAATTATGTTATTTTTCATCTGGTCTAAGGCCTGCGCCAAGAATCGATCAGAGCGCTCCATGATCTTAGAAAATGAGGCCTTAAGCAGGCTCCTAGGCATTTCTGGAGCTTCGTCTCCCGTAATGTCTTGGTGATGCTCTCTATGAGCATCAATCGCGTTTAGGTAAGCTGATTGCAGAATGCCAGGAATAACCTTGCCAACCAATCCCAGCTTCTCCGCCATAGCCTTGGCATCCTTGCCGGCATAGTTTCCTAGCATCACCCACCTGAGTGCTTGCATGTACTTATTAATGGTTGAGCCGATAGCCTCTTCCATGTTGAGTTCAATCTTCGGAATCTCGCCAGTCCAACCAACCTCAAGCTTATCGTCCAGAGGATCATCTGATTTAGCCAACTTATTCTTTTTCAGAATTTGATAAATCTCTTTCTTAAGCTTGACCATAAGTAACGAAAAAATAAAACCGCTTTGCTTATTTAAGCCATTAGTAAACTGAACATGCCGATATTGGGCTAATTCATTTATCTTTATTCTTTTTTTCATTTTTGCGCTTTTCCAAGGTTTTTCTGGAGTAAATGCCCCAAATATCTACCTTTTTTCCATCCCTGTGAGTTGGCATACCAAATCCTTTGCGAATCTTTTTCTTCGGCTCCTTAGGCTCTTCTTGATTCTGTTCAAGAAGATCTGAAACATCGCCTTTGCTTCGAAAATGATCGGGGAGGTAGATTGAATTATCAGACGCCTCCATAGTGGCGTTCTCACCTACTGCACTAATAAGATCATCCATTACTTCAGTTCCGGCTAGAGTTTTGAGTTTCGCAAGTGCGGATTTAACAGTTTCTTGCAATTGTGCATTTGTGATATTTAATAAATTACAAATTTCTCGATCAGTTAGTGGATTGCCTTTTAACTCCTTTGAGAGATTCCAGAAACAATAGGAATGTTCTGAAGAGTTAATGCCCCACGGACACCCCTTATTATCTACTCCGCTAGATTGAGATGAAACTTTTTCCATTGCTAGCGGACAAGCTTCATAAGGAGCACTGACGAGCTTTCTTGGGCAGATATCGCAAAAACTCTTACGGCTCAATTTACGTACTCTTTTCGGTCGATTGCTGCTTCAGAGATTCTAGAAGCTTTTCTACTTTAGGACCAGCTTCCGGATCTTTCTTGAGCAGGTACGCCACGTAGTTCTCGAGCGATGAGAGGCGATTATTAATTACGCGTAAACCAACCTGCATTGCAGCCAGAGATGACTGGATCGTATCAATGTATGAAACAATTTCTGCCAGCATTTGATCTTCCGTTGCCTCTTGAGCTTCGGCCTCCTCTGCTGGGATACCAATGGCTTGTTCCAACTCACTAGTTGCAGACTTTTCAATCTCCGACATCTTCCTCTTCCTTATTAATAAAATGTTTTAAAAAATGAAACAATGATGATAATACATCGTTGCGCACATCCTCATCCTCAATCCTCCTTAGCAAACTGCGTGATATTTTCGAGAACGATAGCAAGATTGGTTCGATCTGCTCCTCAGCACTCCCTGCATGTGACATGTTGAAATATTCATTTAAAGCGTCATTGATTTTATGATTCGCCTCTAGTACTAGCAAGACTTCGTATAGGTCGTTTTCGTTCATCTCCTGAACAAGGTTCTTGCTGGCAGCTATCTCGTGCGCAAATTGTTTCTTCAAACTGCGGAATTTGCGCAATTGCACGAAATCCATCAATAAAATCCCAATCTTTACTTTAAATTATACGGCTTGGTTGGTGAGGTTGTCAATGAATTCGATCGTATAGACAAGGCCTGCTGTGTATACACACCAGCTAGAAGGAGATAGGTTAAAAACTTTAGTCAACACCGGCAATACGACCGTTGCATTATTGATACGACCGTGCAATGATTTTCCTGTTTCTGGATAGTCCGCAAGATCAATCTGAAGCATCTCATTATCAAAATACAAATTTGCCAGCACGCCGATCTCCTTTTCACAAAGAAGGTATCGGCCTTGTTTTGGAAAAACTTTACTCGTGAGCCTTCATCCATTCAGAAAAGTAATAACTTTCTGATTTTTGAAGTTTTTTTCGGTTAAGATATTCATCTTTAAGGGATTTTTGGGCTGATTCCGGACCCTCTCCAGGAGCTTCCCCAGGACCGGACGGGGCTGGTTGAGGAGGTCCTGATTCTGGTGGCTGATCTGCACTCGGAGCGCCATCAGGAGCAGGGGCGCCAGCCTGTGGTTGTTGCATTTGCGCCTCCATGGCCTTAATTTGAGCTTCCTGACCCTCGAGCTGTAATGCAGCACCCTCTTGTTGCATTTTAATTGGCTGAGTTTTCAGCATCATGTAGGATTGATTCATCTGAGGATCGATGATGAAGTCATATTCTGGCTTTGAAGCAGCTCCTTTAACACCAAAGAATTCTTCCACAAACATCCCGTACTTCATATATCTTACGACGTTTTGATGAAAGAGTGGTGATAGCGGCACGTTCCCGCCAAACGGAACGCTGTCTAGCTTTTCCGAATCAGACCATAAGCTGGCAAGAGTTGCTGTGGTGGCTAATTCTTGATTTTGTCTAGAGACAACAGCATCTCTCGTATCTTCGCCAACCCCGACATATGCAACACGATATTTAGCTTTTGCCTCAGGAAAGTTCTCATACACGATCTCATTGATCAAATCGTATATGATATCTAGGAGCATCCTAAGACCTCGCTCCTCACCCTTGACGATCTCTTCTTGCTTATTCGCCTGTGTCAATCCACCCTGACCAACAGACAGGTGACCGTATCCCATTTCTTGTGGGCTAGTTTGCATCGCCGAGCACAAGGCTCGTATAATATGTTCCTCTAATTGGAGAAATTCCATATCTTTCGGATTGGCCGAAAGCGGCAAGTAATTAATCTTTACAGGACCAGATATGACAGGAGTCGCTGCCGAATTATCGTTTCTGCTCACAAAGTTGTGAAAGTCGCGTCTTAGTTCCTCTAAGTCTTCAGAAGATAGGGTTGCGGACGGATCAGTAGATTCAATGGCCAATATGCCTTTGTTGCCAAGACCTTTTACATACTGATTTCTGATATATCCAAGAGTTTGTTGGTGTGTATACACCATGAAAATCGCTTGTTCTATTGGAGCCAAAGGATATCCAGAAAGATCGAATAGTGCCTGCTTCTGGAAGTAGCTGACCTTTAGCTCATCTTCAGTCAAAAAGTTAACATTTTGACCATCGATACGCTGAACATAAGCGGCTGGACGCTCATCCTCATCAAGTTGATTATACTCTGCCGCGTCTTCTTTTGACTCTTCTGCTGTCTCCTCGCGATTAACTATATGCGCGTCTTTTCCAGTTATGACTGGATATATAGTTTCAATCGGCACCGGCCTAAACATCACCGGTAACCCCTGATCATTACGAATAATTTGAGTACCGCACCTGCCAAATGTCAAAAGGTTACGAACTTGAGCTGAGACAAAATCGGCCAAAGAGCATTTTTTGAATGTGGGGTCCATGCCAGAAAAAACAGAGTTGATCAACTCATCATCAGAAGATCCGCACGTCAAAACCCACTCAAGAATTGCCTTCATGTGTCTTTTGCGACTTTTCTTCTCCTCATCGAACTTAACTTTATCATCATATGAGTCAAGATTCAGAGGGTCCAATTCAGCGATGCGCGTACCTTTGTCGAATTTAGAATCAGACGGCCTCCCTATAACCGAGGCCTGACTGCATCGCGTTGAAATGATTGCAGAAACATAAGGGTCTACCTGAGATAATTCTCTCAATTCGTTGTCAGTTAACCGCTTCCATCCCTTATTTTCAACATTGTCAAAGCCGTTTGTGTATTCTTTAGAGCTAAAAGCGACCTTGCTTTGATCATACTTACCTTGAATATCTCGTCTAACAGTGGAGGGTTTAACAGACTTGACGAGGATATCATTTTGCTGTTGCCTGACCTTAAGCTTGGCCGAAAGAGCATCAACCATTTCACCGGACGAGACAGGCTGTGACGTCTCTTCTGCACCGGTTACAAACTGAACCTTTCTTTTGGATCTTACTTTTTTCTCGCTCATTTTTTAGCTTCTTGTATTTTGTAAAAAAGAAACGACCCTATCATCTTAATATACTCTTTTGTTGTCAGGTTTTCCACTTTTCCGCCCAAAAAAGAGTCTGTTTGTTTCTTTCCAAATAGATCATTCATTGTTTTTTTATCAACGCCAGTTTCGCTAAGTGTAATAAATAGAGCGTTGTGGTGCGCAATTCTATTCTCGATATCCGGAATTTTTAGCCACTTCTTTTTCATATTAAAGTGGCGTATTGTATTGAAATAGTTACAGGATCTACCCCATCGTTCAGTGCCTGAATTCTGTGAGTTTGCACAGAGCCAAGAAAAATAACCTCCTTGCCAAGCCGATCGACCTGAAACCAGTCCGTCTGATTGCTAAACTTGAGCTTGAATCGTCCGCTAGCCCGCAGATGTACAAATCCAATCAAGTACTCATAAACTATTAAAGAGTTTGAGCCGTAAACCACCGTCTCATCAGTTCCGAGCGGATTGATTATCTCTAAATAATCTGGTGACACGTCCACAATCGTAAATCTGCCTATATTTGACGGATTGAATCCTGCCCCTGAAATTTCAATCGTGTCACCAATCTTGACCGGACCCTGAGACATAACGCGCAGCGCCGTATCGTAGTCAGGACCAAGCAATACAGAAGCATCAAGAGAAATCGATCCATTATCAACGAAGTCAATATAGTTCGCACCCTTGGCCTGAACTAGAAAGGTTTTACCAAGATTTGCCGCAGAGAAAGGACTAGTAAACGAATCAGTATTGCGTTCAAATTTAATGAAGTCATTTACTGCAACTGAGGCCAAGGTCCACGCTGTTCCGCTCACGTTAGTAATTCTAGCAACGTAAGGAGTGACTCGACTGATTGTTACGGTGGTTGTGGCACTGCCGCCAATTGCGCGCTTAGTTCTAAAGACTGGATTCGTGCCGTTGCCCGTCCATTTAAGGCGAACATTGTCTCCTGAAGCCAAGTATCGAACCGTCTGCAGCTCGGTTGAACTGTCCCATTGCACTGCTCTTTCAGTAGCCGCTATATCTTTAGTTTCATTCGGGAAAACCGTAAGGCGATCAGATTTTTCGTGATCAACCACCACACCTTCAACAGATATACCCAAATCTGGCAATTTTATCTTAGGGTTACGATCTGTTTGATCTTCGAATATTAAAAGGCCGTAGTTCAAATTTAAAAAGGGCATTGCAACCACCTAAAACTAATGATCATTCCTCTTTATCTGTTATAATTTTATCATTAGTTTTAGGAGTTTGCAAGGAGTTGGTCTTCATTAAAACTTTTAAGGAATCTAAGCAGATACCGCAATCTTTACTGACTGCGGTTTCTTTAAGGAGCTGCTGCAGGTTATACCCTTGCTTGATTAAGTCCAAAATTTCTTGCTCAGGCACACCGCCGCATACGCACAAAATCACTTTAACTTTACATCCTTGTGTATAGCTATGTCTGGAGCGGAATCTTTGATTCTAGCCAGCCCAATGTCTTTGAGATCGTCATCTGAAAGCGCACTTAAATAAAGTCCGGAAGAAATCACTAGTAAAGGTTTTTTGACTGTCGTGGCTATGTACGCCAGAGCATCTCTACTCAGCTCTTGATTGGTTTGGACAACCACAATATCAGATTGATTTAGAGGTAGGCCGTGTGTAGTTATCGAATCCGTCAGCATGGCCCAAACGAGTCCATGTGCAGTTTTTACTACTTCTGCCATTTTTTCGGTAAGGCGAATGGCAGCTGCGGGCGGCACATGGCTAAGATCTTGATTTTCTTGAATACTATCCATAAAAACTCCTATAATCTAAAAAAATAAACACATTTTTAGATTACACTCTTTTTGGAC